ACTATTAATCAGTTGCGTCAGTCGTTTCAGATTCAGCGTATTTATGAGAGGGATGCTCGTGGTGGTACCCGTTACACTGAGCTTATTCAGGCTCATTTTGGTGTTACTTCTCCCGACGCTCGGTTACAGCGTCCGGAGTATCTTGGCGGATCGTCAATCCCGCTTAATGTTAATCCTATTGCTCAGACTTCCAGCGTCCCAAGTCAGCCAACCCCTCAAGGTAATTTGGCTGCCATGGGGACTTTTCATGTTAATGGAGCTGGTTTTACTAAGTCTTTTACTGAGCACGGTGTTATTCTTGGTTTTATTTCTGCTCGCGCTGATTTGAATTATCAGCAGGGTATTAATCGCATGTGGACCCGTTCGACGCGTTGGGATTTTTATTGGCCCGCGCTTTCGCATATTGGTGAACAGGCTGTTCTTAATAAGGAGATTTATGCTCAAGGTACTGCTAATCCTGCTCAGGATGCTGCGGTGTTTGGCTATCAGGAAAGGTTTGCAGAGTATCGGTATAAACCGTCCGTGATTACTGGCCAGTTTCGCAGCAATTATGCGCAGACGCTTGATACTTGGCATTTGGCTCAGAAGTTTACTGCGTTGCCTGTTCTTGGCGATACGTTTATTCAGGAGAACCCTCCTGTTGCGCGTGTTATTGCGGTCCCTACGGAACCGCAGTTCTTGTATGATAGTTTTGTTAAGTTGCGCTGTGCGCGTCCTATGCCGGTCTATTCGGTGCCCGGTCTTATTGATCATTTCTAGTTTGTGTGAAGGGGGCTTGGCCCCCTTCGGCCTTTGCCCCTTTCTTCTTCCCTTGGAGAGCCCCTTATGGATTTCACTGGTGGTTTGTTGTCCGGTATTGGTGGCCTGATTTCCAACTTGTGGACTGATTCTCGTCAGGAGGATCAGCAGAAGTTTAATGCTGAACAGGCTCAGATTAACCGGAATTTTCAGGAGCGTATGTCTTCCACTGCGTTTCAGCGTGGCATGGCGGATATGAAGGAGGCCGGTCTTAATCCTATTCTGGCTTATCAGAAAGGCCCGGCTGGCTCTCCTTCTGGTGCTACTGCTCAGACGTCGTTTTCCCCTGCTACAGATATTGTTTCGCCTGCTGTTAATACTGCGCTTGCCTCTACTCGTAATGCTGCTGAAGTTGAAAACATGAAGCAGACTAATGAGAATTTGAAGGCGCAGTTTGATAATATTCAGGCGAATACGGCTAAGACGTTGGCGGATGCTACTAAGGTTAATGTTGATACTAAGGTTTCGGAAGCCGAGCTTGGCATTCGTGAGAAGGGCAAGGATGTGGCTGAGAAGGATCAGGAGTTTTATAACTCCTATATCGGTTCCAAGCTGCGAATGCTTGGTTTGGGGATGCGTGAGGTCAATCCCCTTGTTGGTAATGTGACCCCGTTTATGAACCGTTTTCGTGGAGGTGACTAATGACTCGTAATCTGTTCGAGGCTGTGAATGGTGTTGTTTCGTTTGGGAGTGCTTATGTGCAGCACGATCCTGTTGATCTGGATTTTCCAGATGATGGCATGACGAAGCAGGAGTTTGCGGAGGAATGCGATATTAATTCTTTGATGGCCCGTTATCAGAAAACCGGCGCGTTGCCGGTTTCTGATCGTCGGCCGATGTATGGTGACTTTTCTAACCTGCCCGATTTTATGGAGGCGCAGGAGATTTTGCGTTCTGCTAATGAAGCGTTTATGGCGCTTCCTGCTGTTGTTCGGCGTCAGTTCGATAATGATCCGGCTTTGTTCGTTGCGTTCGCTGAGAAGGAGGAGAACGTCGAACAGCTTCGGATTTGGGGGCTTGCCAAGCCCCTTGATGTGCCTCCGGCACCTGAGCCGGCTGTCGAGCCGGCGATCGCGCCAGCGCCGCTCTCTGCGGCGCCTGGAGCGTCTTAAGCGGCTTGCCGCGCCACACATTTTGCTTCTTGATGTTAAATGTGTGGAGTGACAGGTTTCCTGTTACGTTTTTGTCTCTCTTTTTCAAAGGAGTTTTCTATGGCTAAGCGTTTTAAGATGTCGCGTAGCGACTCTAAGCGTGATTTTTCTCGTCATGGGTCGATGACCCATAAGAAGAATGTTATGCGGCCCGGTGCGGGCCGTAATCCGATGCGTGGTGGCATTCGGTTGTAGTATGTCCTGTTTAGGTCCGTTGACGGCCTACTATGGTAAGGACGTGAATCCCTCGGGGAAGCGTTCCCTTGTGTTTCGCAAGGAGGATTCTTTCTCGGGGGTTCCTATTCGTATTTCGTGCCAGCGGTGTGTTAATTGTCGTATTCAGCGTGCTGCCGCTGGTGCTATTCGTTGTGTTCATGAGTCTAAGTCTCATGTGGTCAACTCGTTTGTGACGTTGACTTATTCCGATGCTAATTTGCCGCCCGATGGCGGTTTGCAACATCGGGATTTTCAGTTGTTTATGAAGCGTACGCGTGACTGGTGGAAGCGTAATTGCGGGAATTATCCCGCTGAGTTTAAGGTTGTTATGTGTGGTGAGTATGGCGAGACTACTGCTCGCCCGCATTATCATGCGTTATTGTTTGGCTGTGATTTCAGTGACAGACGTTTTTTTACCAAGACGAAGGCCGGTGGCCGCTTGGATACGTCTGAGATTTTGACCGGGCTTTGGGGCCTCGGTCATTGTACTGTTGGTGATGTTGAGTATGAGAGTGCGCGTTATGTCTGCGGTTATATTTTGAAGAAGCAGACGGGTCCCAAGGCTGCCGACTATTATATGGGTCGGCGTCCTGATTATATTATTTGGGGTAATGGTATTGGTGCGCAGTATTTTGCGCAGTATGGTCCTGCTAATTATTCGCAGGATTTCATCGTTCTTGATGGCAAGAAGATGCGTATTCCGCGTTATTATGATACTAAGTTTGAGATACTTGACCCGGCTAAGTTTGCTGTGGTAAAGCGTAAGCGTGTTCTTAAGGCTGCTGGTAAGGCAGATGATTTGTCTAATCGGCGTTCTTGGACGCGTGAGAAGGTTGCCAAGGCTCGTTTGGCTCAATTTAGGAGAGATGTAGATGCTTGAGATATATGCGGTGCATGATGCTGCTGTTGGTGCGTTTAACCAGCCGCTGTTTTTCCGCTCTCGTGGTGAGGCTGTCCGTGCATTTCAGAATGCGTGTGGGACAGAGGCTAATTTTAAGGCTCATGGTAAGGACTATTCGTTTTGGTTGCTTGGCTCGTACGATGACAAGACTGGCAACTTGTTGCGTGTGGACCCTGAGCGTGTTTGTGGTGCTTTGGATTTTGCAGTTTAATGGAAAAAGCCCCCTTTTGGGGGGCTTTTTTTTTAGTTGACCTCGGTGATGGTGTTTCGCATCTTCTCGAGGGCGGCCAGCTCTGTTCGGATGATTTCCTTGATCAGATCGTTTTTTTCGGCGTTCAGTTTTCGCTGCTGGACGGCGATGCTTTGTCCGATGATGGTCATCATGTGAGTTGGGTTGGTTTCTACTCTGGTAGCCATGTTTTTTCTCCAATGTGAAAGGATACGCATATGCGTTCTAATATGTCTCATCAGTTTGCGCAAGTTCCTCGCGCTGATATTCCTCGGTCCTCGTTTGATCGGACCCATTCCTACAAGACTACGTTTGATGCGGGTTGGATTGTGCCCGTTTATTGCGATGAAGTTTTGCCCGGTGATACGTTTAATTTGCGTATGACTTCGTTCGGGCGGCTGGCTACGCCGCTTCATCCGTTTATGGATAATATGTTTTTGGATACATTTTTCTTTTTCGTCCCGTTGCGGTTGCTTTGGACGAATTTCCCAAAGTTTTTTGGTGAGCAGGCTAATCCCGGCGATAGCACGGATTACCTTGTTCCTACTATGACTTCGACCGCTGGTACTGGGTACCTTAATGGGTCGTTGCATGATTATTTTGGTTTGCCTACGGCTGTGCCGGGGCTTGTTCATATGAGTTTGTTTCATCGGGCTTATAATCTTATTTGGAACCAGTGGTTCCGTGATCAGAATTTGCAGGCGTCTCGGCCTGTGCCTATGGGTGATGGTCCCGATGTTCCTACGGATTTTATTTTGATGCGTCGTGGCAAGCGCCACGATTATTTCACTTCTGCTTTGCCGTGGCCTCAGAAAGGCCCGGCTGTTCAGTTGCCGTTGGGTTCTACGGCTCCTGTTGTTCCGTCTGGCACTGGTGCTATGACTTTTAAAGGTTCAGGCGCTGGCGCCCAGGCAGGATCTTACCCTACTCGATTGATCGCCGACGGCAACAACATGAACTGGGACAGTGTTTCTACTGTTGACGTTCGTATGGTTTGGGATTCCCCGGCTTTGCAAGCTGATTTGTCTACTGCTACTGCGGCAACTATTAATCAGTTGCGTCAGTCGTTTCAGATTCAGCGTATTTATGAGAGGGATGCTCGTGGTGGTACCCGTTACACGGAGCTTATTCAGGCTCATTTTGGTGTTACTTCTCCCGACGCTC